AAAGCGCGATGAAGACGGCACGAAGCGCTTTTCAGACCGGGTATAATACGCTGAACAAATTAACTGGAGGACGCTTAGGCGATCTCGTTGACTCAGTAAAAAGCCATGCGTCTAGTATGGTCAGCACATTTAAAAAGCTACCGGGACGTATGGCCGACGGAATAAGAAACGGATATGACGCAATTAAAGACGCAGCTGTCCACATCGGTAATGGTCTGATTTCGGGCATCGCGAAGGGCGTTAACGGTGTAATCGGCGGGATTGATTGGATTCTTGACAAAGTACATGCGCCAACAATCCCCAAATGGAAACCTAAGTATTTTGCTCAAGGCGGCGACGCTCTTGGGCTCTCAGTCGTTGGCGAAAAGGGCAAGCACGAATTGATTAAATACCCTGACGGCCGAATCGAAGTGAGCCCGAATAAAGCGACGCTTTACAATTTTAAGCAGCCGGTTAAAATTCTTGGCGGGGATAAAACCGAACAGCTGATGAAGATGAAAATGATCCCGAAGTATGGTCTTGGCAACTGGATTGGTGACGCGGTTGATTTTGTTAAGGGTGGATTTAGTGCGGTCTCCAAAGGCGCAAGTAGTTTTTGGAAGGCGATCACGCACCCAAAACAACTGCTGAATACCGCGATCGATAAGTTTACCGACTTGTCCGGGCTGCAGGGTACTATACTCGATATGGCTAAGGGCACAGTAAGCACGGTTGCAAGCCAAGCGCTAGATTGGGTAAAGAGTAAATTGGAGCTGGCTGGTGATCCGCCAGGTAGTGGAGTTGAACGCTGGCGCCCATACGTTGTACGCGCTTTGGCCATGAATGATCTGTCGACAAGTAAGGGATTGGTTGAGAAGGTTTTAAGACAGATCAAAACAGAATCGGGCGGTAATGCAAAAGCAGTGCAGCACGGATATACCGATGTGAACACCTTAAGCGGTGATCTAGCAAAAGGCTTGATGCAGACTATATCGGCAACGTTTAACGCGAATAAATTCTCCGGCCACGGTGATATTTTTAATGGTTTTGATAACTTGCTTGCCGCTCTGCACTATGCCAAGAATCGCTATGGGGCATCATTATCAGCGCTTGGTAAAGGTCACGGCTACGCCAATGGGGGCATTGTAACAACGGAGCAGATGGCCCATATTGCCGAGGGTAACAAGGCAGAAATGGTCATCCCGCTTACGAATCAGAACCGAGCGTTGCAGCTGATGTATCAGGCACTTGATTATTTCAAAGGCGGATCCGGTGGCAACGGCGGTACTGCCCAAGGCAGCGGCACAGACCTGCAGGCCGTGGTTGCCCGGCAGGATGCTCAGCTGACACTGATGCAGAAGCAGATCGACCTGTTAACTAAGTTGCTGTTTAAGGATGTTTCAATTGACCCGAAAGACCTTGAGACCGGAGTAAGCAAAGCGCAGGCCAAGCGTTACAAGAATCAAAATTATATGGCGGGAACCGTGGTGACTAGCTGATGGAACTTGAAACGCTAACCATAATAAGACAGGATGGATCACAGACCAAAGTAAGCGAGGTAAGCGAGGTAGGCGGTGCAGAGTTGTTGAATGTGTCAGAGACAAGCCCACAGCCGACAACGCAATATCAGCAGCTTGCGGGGGCTGATGGAAGTCTTGATCAGGGCACAACTTTCGGAGCAAAAACGATTACGGCGACCTTTTATCTTGGCGCGATCGATAAATATGACTGGACCTTAGCAGTTCGCGATATTTGGCGGCTGCTTTTTGATTACCAAGCTTATTATATCAGCTGGTCTCGCATGCCCGGCATTCGCTTCTTGGTACATTGCCAACCATTTGAATTTACCGTGCTCAATGAAATTGAAGCTACGGTTCAGGTGCAGTTTATTGCTTTTCTCGGGCATGGGGAATCGGTTGGTCGCACGGACAAAGATCCGATTACCATGGATTCTGAACTTTGGCAGATGATTGGTCAGGGCTTCCCTCTTGATGAGGATTTGATTTATACGCACAAGGAGAATAGCTTTCGAATCTTCAATGCCGGAGATATGCAGATTAATCCAAGGCAACACGAGCTGACGATCACGATTAGGGGTACCGGATCACCGACGCTGACAAACGAGACAACCGGTGAGACGTTTACGTACAATGACGGACTTGCAGAAGGCGACGAACTCACTATTGACGGTGTTTTTCCTATGATCAATGGCGTGCATTGCGGGCGCAGTACAAACCACGGCTTGATTTCGCTCGCTATTGGGTGGAATAGCATCACCGTAGCAGGCTTGGCCAATACGGAAATTACCTTTGGCACACGCTTTTTGTATAAGTGAGGCGGATCAAAATGGATGATTTATTAATCAATGACGGTACAAATGAAGAAATATTGGTCGATTTTGATCCAGACTCCTTTACAGAAGCCTGGCAGCAGAACCAAGCCTGGTCTGTGACCTTTATGGCGATAAAAACGCAGCGGAATGCCTTCGCCTTTGAACTTTTGCAGAATGAAAACACAGTCATTTATAGGGGGCAGCAGTTTGTTATAAAGGACTGTGAGCCCCAGGCGACCGGTGCTGTCCTGACTAAGCAGGTGACAGCAAATCACGTGATGTTCACCTGCCAGGATTGGCGGCAGGATAATCAGGATACCAAGACCTGGAGCATTGGGGATGCCCTGCACTGGGCGTTTGACGGCAATGATTTAGGCTTTACCTTTGAGACAATCGGCAGCTTTCCAACGGTTCAAATGGAGAACTTTGGTGATGCGAATGCACTGGATCTTCTTAATAAGGTTTTAAGTAGTTTTGGTGGTGTGGTTGACGCGGGCAATAAACATATTATCGTTTACTCGGCTGCTGAATGGGGCAGCGAAACAAACAAGCAAATCCGCTACCAGTACAATACGGACAATGTGCAATGTACGATCGATACGACGGGGCTCAAGACGATTATTAAGGGCTATGGGGCACAAAACGAAGATGGCTCCTATGTGTTTGACCCAGTAACCTATACGAGCCCGAACGCTGATAAATACGGACCCCGTCGGGCGGATCCCGTTCGTGATGAACGATTTACCAATGTAGAAGCGATGCAGGCTTACTTGCCAACGCAGTTGCAAGACAATCCAATTGTCAGTCTGACCACACCGCTGAAACGAGTTGAGGACGTTCAGAAAGGTGAGCATTGGCTTTTAATCTATGAGCCTATGCAATTAGACCTTGATTCGCAGATCGTTGCGTACAGCAAGTACCCGTACTCTCCGGGCAAGCCCCCGGACGTAACTTGGAGCAATGCGACAAAAGATATGGTGAGTATCATGTCGAATCTATCGTCTGCGACGAGCACGGTAAATAAAGTGATTAATTCGGACGGTACGATTAAGGATTCTGCACTGGGAACGACGGTTTCTGACACCCTGCAGAAGATTAACGGAGTGGTTACCGCTGACGGAGATCTTGATTTAAGTAAGGCCGTTGGTCGACTGGATGATAGTCAGGTGAGCGTTGGTCCGCAAACTTCTTTCGCTGATGGTTATGACCCTGTTCGCCGCTTAACGGATTTATCCAGGACAGGCTTACAAACCCTGCGAACCTGGCTATGGGGACAAGGATCCGGGGGCGGACCAAACGATAATACCGAACAATCAGACTCCAATGGTATTTATTTTAATCCGAGGGTTAATTCGCCTTACTATGATTCTTCAGGAAGCTTGAAATATGACAAGGTGGAGACCATAACCAATGCTATTTTAAGCATTCGGCAAGCTCTTTTTGCCCTGCAGCATATCGGAAACGCGACATCCGGGACGCCTGGCTATATGTCCGCACAAGATAAAAAGCTAATAGATGTTTTAGCCGATTGGGTAAGTAGCGATTCTGTTTTGCCGCAGGTTTTTGACCCGCTTATCGTGGATCCACATGGCGGCTCGAAAACGAATTTATCCGATGTGTTAGAAGCTCTTGAACAACGGTTAGCAGATCTAGAAGAAGGGGGAACTGCATAATGAAATGGCCATACATTTTTGAAGGAATTACAGCTATGAAAGCCTTTTATGAAAAACTGCAGAGTCTGTTTACTGATGTCGGTGACGACATGCAGGAACAAAAAACACGCGTCGATACGCTTATTCAGAACACGCCTCAGCCGTCTGAAGTTGTCGATATGCGTACTGGTCGGGATAGCCAAACCTACCCTGTTGCCAGGGATATGGTGCTTGGTGAGATCGGTAAGACGGAAGCTGCACAGGCTCAAATTAACCAGGACACTGCTGCGCAGTTGGCAGATGAAACGCAACAGAGAGAAGATGCTGATACTAATTTAGATATAAAAAAAGCAGATCAAGCATTTGTATCTTCCGCACTAGCTAATGCACTTTATGGTGGCCCAAAAGATTTTTTCTATACGTTGTCAGCTTTACAATCTACCTATCCTCAAGGTACAGCAGGTCCGATTCTTATCTTAGAAAATAACCATATTTATATATGGATAAACACCGCATGGACGGATGCAGGAGTTTATCTTCCTAATCCAATTTCGGATGATTCAATCGGCATTGATCAGACGAACTTTTTAACATCCGGTAAAAACATCTTTAATCCTCTGACACGTACGGCAGGAACATATGTAGACGATTCAACAGGTATATTAGTTAGCAACGGTTTATATGACACAAGTAATTATATTAAAGTTAAATCAGGAGTAGCCGTTCATTCAACAAAATGCAGAAAAGCGGCTTTATATAATTCAGCAAAAGGGTTTTATCAAGGATTTGATAATCCAGCATCAACTGATTTAACAGTAACACCAACACAAGATGGCTACTTACGAGTATCATTTTTTACATTATATATTGCGACTACTCAAGTTGAAATAGGAACTACTGCAACGTCTTACGAGCCGTATGGAATTAAGCCATTACTACCACTTTACCTAAACGCAAGAAGTATTCTAAGAGACTTTCTTGATGAGGCAACTCAATCCGCGATTAATTCGCTCTATTTGGCGAAACATCTTTCCATTGGGAAAAATATGATTAATACATCATTAGATGTGTTTGGCTATCTTGATTCAGACGCAACAGTTGAATCAAGCGC